GTTTAAGATACAGCCAACATGCTGTAAAACCTACTGCTACAAACACTAGAGCTCTGATCATGATTAACTCCTTACTAGATCAAAGATTTGTGACTTCAGACTTTCAATCTCATCACGAGCAAGATAAAAGTCTGTCCTTGGATCCCAATATTCGTTGGCCTTAGGATCAAAATACACTACCCGGCCATTAGGAAATTCAAATGGACCTTTCAGTCCTTTACGCCGCTTGTACGTTTTTTGCACGGAGACTCTCCAGTGTTAGTTTATGAAGATATTCCTGTGTTTCTTTGTCAAAACGCTCTATAAGCTCTTTGCGTTTTTTCTGGTCTGCTTCCCAAAATAGGTCAATTAACGCACTTTTGAGGAAACCATTGATGCGAATCCAATGAATTGCACTTTCGTTTGGCTCATTGACTTCGTGGTATGCTTTCATTGTATCAACTGCTTTATCCATTGCCTGCATAACGTCGATGCTTGTAACTCTTTCTGACATAGGGCTCTCCTTACAATGTCTATACTACTATTATACATTGTTTAGCTGAGTTGTCAACCGTTTTAGATAATTAGGTTATCATCGGCTTCTTGTTGGGTGTATTGTGAAGTCAACAAGATGCCTGGAGTTTCTACTCTTTGTTGACTTAATGGAGCATCTTGTCCAATGTTTGCATTTGCTAGTCGATCAATGTTACGACCTTCTCTCATTGCGGCTATTGCAGCTTGTCCTCCAGTACTACTGTAATCAACAACTCTTTCAATGAATTCAGCCGCTCCGCCATCTGTGGTATCTAATCCAATAGACGGTAATCTTTCTGCAAAATTGATAGCACTTTGATCTGTTCCACGTATTACTGTAGTATCGAGGTCAATGCGATCACGAAGAATTTTTTCACGGGCCAATTGTTGTTGCCAAACATTTGTGTTTACCTGCAAAGTTCTAAAGCGTGGATCAGCATTCCATAAATCACGCATGATTTGTTTTGCGGCTGGAATAATTCCATTTAACCAAGCACCAGCTATGGCTTCAGCTTCGGTGTCGCCGATGTAAGAACCTGCACCATATACTCCTGCAGGAATTTCTATTTCCCAGAAATCTGGCGGTGGGGGATCACCAGGTGGTGTCGTATATTCTCCTTGTGTAAAGTATCTAATAACAGCAAATAAACCTGTGTTTGAACTTGTTGGTCCATTATCTGCTGTAAGTACATCTAGGTATCCCTCATCTTGCAGTTCTTGTAGTAGAGTTGCATTTTGAGACAGCGGACCTGCTGAATTTCTGCCAGCTACATAGCCAATCACATCTTGTAGAACAATTTGATCATTGGTTCCTGTGCCTAGAGTGACGCTAAATTCATCGCTGCTTTGTACTCCATAATAATTTTTCCAATAATCAATTATTTTTGAATCAACATACGCAGTCTGATTTTTCATTAACGGCAGATCTTTAAGTGTTTCTAAGGAAGTAATAGCTTCAGCCAGGCTGGCTGTATTTGTATTGCTAATTCCTTTCACTTGTGAAAAACTTCTTGATAATGCTCCATTAGCAACTGCTAGATCAGCAGGAAGTATATTTTGTAGACTTGCACCAAGATTTGTTAAACTCCCATTAACTGTGCCTTGGTCGTCTACATATATAGCTCTGAATCCGACACTGGCTGTGCGTGTAGGAACTGTTAAACTTCTAAAGGTACTAGGCAATAATTTTTTAGGATCAAGTAAATCTACACCAGTTTGCACTGATGCCTGAGTGTTTCCAAGAATGGCTTTTACTTCTTCAACTTCGGTTGGCGTTAAAGACGCTATTTCATCATACAGCAGTTGTTGTACTGCTTGAGGTAAAGCACCACCTGTTCTTGCTATTTGCTTAGGATCAAGCCCAAACTCAGCAAGTGACAGAGTGCTTGTGTCTCCAGTTTCAATTCTACGTACCACAGCAGCAGTGACATTTGCTCCTAGTGTTCTAGCAGTTTGCTCATCAATTTGAATATTTGCAATTTTATCGTACAACGGACCTAGTGTTCCACCTAGATCAACATTCGCCACAAGTTGTCCTGGTTTTCCAAGGTCCTTCAAATTTTCCCAATTTATGGTATTTCCTAGTTTAGCAATCTCTGTGCCAAAATCTTCAAAACTTGCATTCACTCCCTCAATGGCACCTGTAATAACATTTTCTAAACCAGTAAAGGTCTCATTGAGGTAATCTTCAGCATTTTCTGCGGCAGCAATTACACCATCTGCAAGTGCAACGTAACCTTCTGCCGCACTTAGTATTTGACTTAATTTACTCGGGTCACCTGTGAGTACGCTTGCCGCAAGATCTCCAACAGCAGTACCTCCAATTGATTGTGCAGCCCAGGAGATACCATACTGTAGTGCTTGGTTAGTGGTTTGTGTAACTGCTTCGCCTAACGCCCAAGCGGCATCTGTTCCTATCAAGTCAAATGTTGCAAAGACTGCTTCATTACCAATGTCTTGTGCCATGGTATTCCATGCACTCTTTAGTTCTGTAGGGAATGCAGCAATGTCACTCAGTACTGACTTTAAAGAATTTAATGCACCACCATACCAAGTTTGACTAGCAATGGCTCCGGTGCTACTTACCACAGTGCTTGCAGTAGGTGCTACTGTGGTTGTAAATCCGTAACCGCCAGCAACAGCAGGAGCCGTATATGTAGTTGCCACTGCTGTCCCAGTTGCAGCTCCGCCAGCAGCAATAGGTGCGCTACCAGTAAGTCCAGCCAGACCGCCATTGGCTACAAAAGCTCCTGCGGCTGTCATTACTAGGCTGGTTAATGCACCTGCACAAGCCATTTATGTTCCTACAAGCACATTTAAACTACCAGTTGCTCTCACATGTTTACAACTGTCAGGCGATCCTACATAAACAATAGGTTTACCTTCGGCAGTAACCTTAAAACTTCCAAGGGTTGTAGATGCTGCACAATGCACTGCACATTCAGGTTCGGGCGCACCGCAACAAGGGTGTGGTGCTACTAGACTACCAGGTGTAATCACTGGTCGTCCATTAACTTTTACGCTGAGAGCTCCGGGGCCTATTACAACTCCGCCTCCGCTGTTTATATCTCCTACTCTTACCACTGGTGGCATACTTTTTATCCTGCTAACATTTGTTTTGTTGCTGAAAGATCCAAGCCGGTTGTAGCTTCTGTATATGCTTTCACAACATCATCGCGAGCTGGTGTGCTCATTGCAATGCTAGCAGTATTTATGTCCACATTTTTTAGGTCTGCGCTGAAAAGACTGGGCACCATTTGTATACCCTGTTGGCTCATAGCCATGCTGAGAGGGTGGCTAACTTGTAGCGTACCAAATTCTGCTTTTAGTACTTTTGCCACAAGCTCTTCGCCACTGTTGAGTTTAAGTGTGTAAATTTTACCTGTTTGTAGGTTCATAGTTGACCTTCTGTTGATCCTGAGTGTGTTTGTTCGTAATATTCTTTGAATTCACTAATACCGCCAATTACTGCACCTTCGGACTTTACTTGCGGGAAAGTTCTAGCAGTCGGAAACTGCTCAAACAATTCATCCCGGGTAAAGTCCACGTCAAGTGTGTAATAGTGATATGGGGTGTTGGACATTTCCAACATGGTTTTTACTTCCTCACATTGAGGACAGTTAGGTTTTCCGTATACTTCTATCATAGACTTAATCCTGAGAATGTGTTCTCGTTGACGTCTTGCTTGGTGCCGCCAACAACGTAGCTACTTATCTCAGTTTCTTGCGGTGCAACTTGAACATCGCCACCAGCAATCCATTTTTGAGTCCACGGTAATGGGTTTGATCCTCCTTTGAATTCACTGTGATATCCTACACTGGTCATACGCTTGTTTGCAATCCACTCAACATACTCCTTGAGTAGTTCACTGTTTAGTCCTATCATGCTTCCATCACGGAACAGGTAATCAGCCCATGCTTTTTCCTGCTCCACTGCGTCAGTGAACATCTTGGTAACTTCTGCTTCAGTTTCTGTGCGAATCTTTGCATAGTCTTTGTCGTCCGTGGGTAGCAGTTTCATAAGTTGCTGTGTACTAGCAAGGTGTACGTTTTCATCGCGGGCAATAAACTTGATGATCTTAGCATTGCCTTCCATTTTCTTGAGCTCAGCAAATGCCCAACTACAAGCAAAACTAACGTAGAAGCGGACGCCTTCGAGTACATTTACACTGGCAAGGCACAACCACAGTTTCTTTTTGAGCTCATACTCGCTGACCGTGATTTTTTTACCGTTTACTGTATGTTCGCCAACACCCAGCATGTTATACCAGCCAGTGTATTGTATCAGATCATCATAGTATTTGGTAATGTCATCGGCGCACTCTGTGATTTCCTTGATCTCATACATCTCATCAAAAATTTTGCTAGGATCATTGTAGACATTACGAATGATGTGTGTATAACTGCGACTATGAATGGTCTCTGAGAAAGCCCAAGTTTCAATCCATGTTTCTAATTCTGGCAGGCTTACAAGAGGCAAGAATGCCATGTTAGGGCTACGTCCTTGTACACTGTCAAGAAGAATCTGTCGCTTTAGGTTTGACGTAAAGATATGCTGTTCCCAAGGAGTAAGGTCCTTGAAATCTTTGGCATCGCGAAGTACATCTACCTCCTCAGGACGCCAGAAGAACCCCAACTGCTTGTCTGTAAGTTTATCAAACTGACGATACTTTAGTGTATCATAGCGTTGCATGCCCACACCGCCTTTTGGATCTAAAAAGGCTAGGCTTTTGGTGTGGTCACGATTCTTCTTTAGGTTTAGTACGCTCATAGTTTATCCTTATATTGCACAACTATCACAAACCTCTTCGTCTATGCTAGTGTTTACACTTTCTGTTAGTATTTGTGTGTTATTCATTTTATCGACATCAATCTCACCTGAGCCATCGTAAGTGTTGAAGTAGTAAAGTTGTTTACCCCCGAACTTATAAAACATAATCAAGTGTTTCAGCATGTCACTCATGGGTATCTTCTCATCCTCAAAGTGCTGTGGATTGTAACTGGTATTTACTGAGATGCCCTGATCAATATACTTCTGGAGAATGGCCATAATTTTTAGATAGCCCTCTGGGCTACGCTGATCCCACAGCAGTTCATACTTGTTCTTAAGGTGTCTGTATTCTGGTACAACCTGCTTGAGTACGCCGTCCTTGCTTTGCTTGACGCTTACATAACTGCGTGGTGGCTCAATGCCATTTGTACTGTTTGAAATTTGCGCACTTGTTTCGGCAGGCATCAACGCCATCAGTGTGCTGTTGCGAATACCAGTTGCTTGCAGTTGCTCACGTAAACTCTGCCAGTCTACCTTGTCCTCATGTGCCACTAGTTCGTCAACATCTTTCTTGTAGGTATCTACAGGTAGTAAACCATCGCTGTACTTGGTTTCGTTGCTCTTGGGACACGCACCAATTTCTTCTGCAAGATCCGCTGAGGCTTTGATCAAATAGTAACTCCAATGCTGTGCCCAAGTGTCCACAAGTTCAAGGGCACCTGGGTCACTGTAACTTGTGTCATTCTTAGCAAGCCAGTATGCTAGGTTAATAATACCAACACCCAGTGGACGCCTGTTTCCTGTAGCAAGTTCTGCCGCGAGTATTGGATAGTTTTGATAACTCAGCAATGCATCAAGTCCACGCACCGCCAGTGTACACGCACGTTCCATTTCTTGTGGCTCACGGAATGCTCCCCAGTTAATAGCACTGAGTGTACACAGTGCAATTTCTCCTTCAGGATCATCTACACTGTTCAGTGGCTTGGTTGGCAAATCAATTTCACAGCACAGGTTGCTCTGCTTTACTGGTGCTACTTCTGGCTTGAATGCACCATGGCTGTTTGCATTGTCCACGTTCATCAAGTAGATGCGTCCTGTGTCTTTGCGCTCTTGCATGAACGCAGTAAACAAAACAACTGCTTTGATACGCTTTTTGCGCAGGTGTGTGTTACGCTCTGCTGTTTCGTAAAGTTCTTTGAAGCGATCCTGATCAGCAAAGAAAGCATCATACATTTCTGGCACATCATGTGGACTGAACAGTGTGATGTCACCGCCACTGAGCAAACGTTCGTACATGAGCTTGTTGAATTGCACACCATAGTCCATGTGACGCACACGGTTGTCTTCTGTGCCTTTGTTGTTCTTTAGCACAAGA